CGACCCCGAATACGTCAAAATGTTGGAAGGTTTACGAACCACCGACGAGGCGTTGTACAACGCGTGGCGGCACGGCGATTGGTCGGTATTCGCCGGGCAAGTATTCACCGAGTTTGACCGCGACAAACACACGATTACCAATTTTGCGGACATTGGCACGACCACCCAACAATTCAATGACGCCGTAAAAATAATCAGTATGGACTGGGGCTATTCCGACGACACGGCGATATATTTTACCGCGTTGATTGACGGGCGACCGGTGACGTACAAGGAAATGGTCGGGAATCAAAAATTGGCGTCCGAGTGGGGCGCGGAAATCCGCGAGTATTTGGAAACGTCGGAACAACGGATTGACTATTTCGTGTACCCGTCCGATATGGAAGATAGGAAAAACGGCAAATCTTCCCCGATTGACGATATTATTGCCGAAATCAACAAATTGCCGCCGGACAAACAACCGATAATGAAACAAATGTCACGCGAATCGGGTTCACGGGCGATTCGTCAACATATCACGCATAAATACTTGAAAGCCGACCCGTGCGCCAAGATATTCAAATCGTGTGCCAACTTGATTCGCGTATTGCCGGAATTGGTATATGACGAAACCCGTAAAGAAGAAATTGACGTGGACACCGACCACGAATTGACGAACCCATACGACGGTTGGACATACGGTTTACGGTGGTTGGCAGAACGTAAACCGGGCGAATTGGTACACAAATCCGAATTGGTCGGGAAACCGAAAACCGGGTATATGGCGGGCGATTCAATGGGTAACATTGGGCTTGACCCCGCCGAAATGGTGCGCAATGCCAACCGAAAACGCGGCGGCGATTGGCGAACCGCTTGACAAAACATAAGCGATTTGGTACGATAGAATTGCGAAATGGTCATAAAATCATTTTGGGTACATTACAGTTATACGTGGTGACCCACACACTACGTATTACCTCCAAATTAGTTGACACGGGTTTTTCTGGGAATTTGCTCGTGTGACCTTACTTATAAAATAAAAACCGTTTTGACATTGCCCCGCCACAACCTCGCAGGTTGGCGGGGTTTTATGGTATAATGGAATTATGAAACAGAACAAGCCAATCACGATATTATTGTATGAGGACGATTTGCCCAAATTGTGCGAAATCCGGTGTGTCAACTGTTCCCGTATGTTGTGTAAAATAAACGCCCACGTCAAATCCGTTTCGTTTGGTGACGGGTACGACCCCGAATCACAACGGGAATTAGTGTCGGGTATGAACGTCGTTGAACAAAAATGTCGCGGTTGTGATTGTATCTACAAATTCTTATTTCAAAAATGATATGGTATAATTGAAACAGACAAAACGCGTTGTAGCACATTGCGTGATTCCGCCGGAAAGGGGGTGACCATAATGTTTATGTGGGTGGAGTTCACAAAAGTTGCGCCAGGAACGTCAATCAAAATCTACGAGGATTTGGAACGACACGGGGTTCACGTTATTGATTGTGACCGCGAGGACGCAATCGCATATCGTGACGGGTTCACCCCGCAAGAAATCGCGTCGGTTTTGGCGAAATGCGAAAAGCACGGTACGTTCAAGGCAACAATCAAACACGAGGGCGGTTGACGAACCGCCCTTTTTCATTATCACAACAGGGGTCAAAAACAATTAGACACGCCCCAACGTTTATGCTATAATGGAATCAAAAGGAATTACCATTATGAACGACTACGACGCCAAAGAAAACGAAAATCGCGAAACCGGATTACGCGACGAATTGCCGGTGTTGTCCATTGACATACCAGACCGTGACCTTATCAACAATTTCAAGCGGTGGGAAAAGGACTCACAAACATTTTGGGAGGACAAATCCGGGTATAATTTGTCCGAACGCCGCAAACGCAATCAACAGTATTATCTTGGGCGTCAAATTGACAAATCCAAATTGTACAATTTCCAAGTGCCGTTCATTGACAATGAATTATTTGTAGCGACCGAAACCATTACCGCATACACCACCGCACAAGACCCGTCCGCCGAGGTATTGCCGGAAAACGACACCATACAATCACAAGTTATGGCGGAGGAATTGGAGTGGGCGTTGAACGTTCACTCGCAAAAACACGAATTGGCGACCAAAATGGAACACGTGGAACGCGCAATGTTTATGAAATACGTTGGCGTGTTGAAATTATATTGGGACGAGGAAATCCAAGACGTAGTGCCGCGTGCCATTGACCCAGAAAAAATCGTGTTGGACAAATCGTGTAAGCAAGGCGATAACCCGTTGTTCATTTGTGAATTATGTTCGGCGACATTGCAGCAAATCGTCAATATGTTTCCGGAAAAAGAAACCGAAATTATGGAAAAGGTGGAACGCGTACGCAAAACACCGAAACTTATGAATAGCATATACACGTATAAAGAGGTATGGTTCACCCAAATTGACGAGGACGGCGAAACCGAGTGCGTGGCGTGGTATATGGACGACTTATTGTTGGGCAAATCCAAAAACCCGAATTTCCTATATTCCGAGGACGGCGTACAAATCACGAATTATTTGCCGCGGGCGCAAAAACCGTACATTTTGTTCAATTATATGAACGACGGGTCACACGTGATTGACCAAACGTCGCCATTTGAACAGGCAATCCCGCTACAAGACATTTTGAACAAACGCGGTCGCCAAATCGTTGAAAATGCCGACACCGCCAATTCAATTTTGGTGTTGAAATCCAATGCGATTACGTCGGAGGAGGCGGAAAACATCACCCGCGACCCGAACCAAATTCTGTTGTTACAAGCGGACGAGGGACAACCAATCAACAACGCGTTCGGCAGTATTGAACCGCATTTGTTGCCAAATTACGTATTGTCCGACAAACAAGACGTCAAAAACGCGATTCACGAAATTATGGGTACACCGGCGCAATTCCGTGGTTCAACGGATTCGCAGCAATCCACATTGGGTGAAACCCAAATCGTCACGTCGCAAGCGTCCGGACGCCAAGACGCCATTATTCGTGCGTTGGAACGCGGGCTTGACCGGTATTACAAATTACTCGTACAAATGTTCAAGGTATGGTACGACAAACCACATTATTTCGCGTGCCGTGACAACGACGGAAAGTTCATTTCCGTTGAGCTGACCCGCGCACGAATCCCGGACGTTGCATACGTATCTGTTGAACACGGTACGACAATGAAACAGGACAAATACCGCACCGAAAATATCGCAATGACATTGGCGCGATTCGGTTTGATTGACCCGTACAACTTATTCAAAGACTTGGGTATGAAGAACGCCGGTCAACGATATGAAACGTTGGTCAAGTTCAAAATGTCGCCGGATTCCGTGTCCGAGGACGTTCGCCAAGAAAATCAAAACCGTATGGCGTACATTGACTTTGCTTGTATTATGAACGGCGAGGACGTCAAGGGTCACGACGACGTTGACGCTGAACACATTTTGGCGCACCGCGCGCAAATCACCACCGACAAATTCTTGTATGCCCCACGTGAACGTCAAGAAAAAATGTTGGCGCATATCACGGAAGAAGTACAATTATTGTCCAACCGCGTCAAACTACAAGAGGCGTCAATGGCGGGATTATTGGTTGACCCGAATATATCGGTCACCCCGGAAATCCCGGAATTGCCGCCACAAGACCCAATGGCGCAAATGGGCGGCGGTATGCCACCAATGGGCGGTCAACCACCAATGCCACCGGGTGACGCGCTTATGGCACAAGGCGGTATGCCAATGCCACCAATGGGCGACGGCGGCGCACCAATGGACATACAAAATGCCGTTCCAACCGTTGAACAAATGGCACAAACACCCGATTTGGCTACCCTAATGACAATGTAATTGTTGACGATTGCCGTTTATGCTATAATAGAATTATTATTAACATAAAGGAAAGGCAATCAGCCAATATGAACGACTTGACCGAAATTGCGTTGAACGCGTTGGACAGCGATAAGTACGCCGAAAACGAATCAGACGCAAACGACACCACTAATGACGGCGCGGACGAAAAAGACCCGTCCAACACCGACGACGGTGGTGACAACGACGCCGACGACAATGGCGACGATACCCAAGAAAACACCGACGAAAACGACGGTGACGATTCGGGCGACGAAACCAATGACGAAAGCGACGATAAATCCGAGGACGATTCGGACGACAAAAACGAATCCGACGAGGACGACGAAAAAGAAAACGAGAAAAAGTCCAAGGACGAAATGACGGACGAGGAATTTGAGGAATTAGCCAAAAAACGTGGTTATTCCAAGAAATCCGACGACGACGCCAAAAAACAAGCCGAGGACGACGCGAAACGCCGTATGGACGCAATCAACGCGATTCCAAAACCAAAGGAATTGGACGCGGACACGTGGGGCGCAATGCCACCAATCAACAAGGTGATATATTCCCGGTTGCCATATATCACGGTACACGGTAAAGACGGCGACGTCAAAATCAAAACCCCGGAACAATTGCCCGAGGAGTTTGAATTTGCCAACGACAAAGCCCGCGCGCAATACACCAACGATATTCAAGCCCAAGAAACAATGGCGCAGCAAATGGCGAACGCGATTCAAGGGCAAGCCCAACAGCAACAGATGGCGGCGCAACGCCACGAACGAGCCGTACGGATTGTGAATGAGATTGAATCATTACAAAAAGACGGTGTGTTGCCAAAGCCAAAAGCCCAACCGGGTACGGCAGAATTCAATTCCGACCCCGCCGTTGTTCAAATCAACAAGGTGTTGGATTACCAAAACGCCCGTGCGCAACAGGGGTTGAACTTGACATTGCGTGACGCAGTGGTTCTTTACAAGAACGAACACCCGGACGAGTTCAAGCAACCCGAACCGCCAAAAGCAAAAGGCGACGACGAACGCAAAAACGTTGCCAAAAAGGTTGCCGGCAATAATAAATCAACCAATAAATCCGCCGCGGAAGAATCCGCCGGAAATAAACGCAAATACTACCGCCCCGGTATGTCAACGCAAGACGTGCTTGACCGGGCATTAAACGATTTGGATTAGAAAGGATTTCAAAATGAGTGAAAAAACCACAAAATCACAAGAACGGGCAAAAATCGCCCAAAATACGGGAAACGCCGAAAAAACGACCGCACCAGAGCGCGTACAAGCCCCCTCAAAGCAAAAAAACGTATCAACACCCGTGTCGGTGAATAAAACCGCGCAGAACGCGTCTGACGAGGCATTACGGCAATCTTTATTGGAGGGTTCGTCCCCCGAACCAAATAATGTGAACGCCGGTGCGGGTGGTCGTATGACCATTGACGAAATGCTACACACGTATTTTGAACCAACCGACCTCGTGACCGTGACGAATCCGTTTGATTTTGACACGGGTTGGGTGTATGCCGACCCGAAAGATATTCGGATTGAACAACCGTCACCGGAAACCCGCCGTGTTTACGGTATCGGTCGCGAATACCAAAAAACCCGATTGCTACACGCCGGCGAATCCGTCGTATTACAGGGTTGGGAGGCATACGTCGGCTTAACACGGTTCTTCAAACAATGGGTACAGTTGACGTACACCGCCGAGCAATTGTCCGGGGCAATGAATAGCCAAGTGGTGTTCAATAAGTTTATGGGGTTAGTGTACAAAGGCATATTTGACCCAAATGCCGGTCATAATACACCCGTTGAATCCGAGGACGTGGCCCGTGCCGCATTGGAAAATGATTTGGGGTTGACCGCAGGTGGAAGC